TAAAAACATTTGATGCACTCGTACAAACACCAGATCCATCTGGCTGGTTTGTAACGTTAGATATAACAGAAGAAGATGTAGCACTTGCGGGCGGATGGCCCTATCCGCGACAAGACCTTGCACGAATACAATTAGATTTGTTGGATGCGGGAGCGTTAGGTGTGGGTTGGGTTGTTGCATTCCCACAAGCAGATAGATTCGGAGGAGATCAAGCATTTGCAGATGCTTTATTACAAGGTCCGAGTGTTATTGCTACGTTTGAAGGAGGTACTTCTTATGCACCAACTACAGGTACAGTTATATTGGGAGATGGCGAACCCATACAAGGCATTGCTTCACAGGGTGTGATTGGAAATGTGTCCGTACTAGCAGACTCAGCTTACCAGGGGCTGGCAGTTGCACGTACTGATGTAGATAACTTAGTCAGACGTTTACCTTTATTACTTCAGACACCAGACGGTTGGACTCCGTCTTTTGGTATACAAGTTATTAAAATGATTGGTGGCGCAGATACGTACATTATTAAAGGGCAGCAAGGTCAGATCGAAGAACTTACTGTACCGAACTATGCAGAGATACCAGTAGATAGCATTGGTCGTAGGTGGGTATCTTGGGTTGATACCCCGAGCACTACCCTGGATGAGATGGATGTACGTGATAAGTTTGTGTTTGTAGGTGTGAGCGCAAAAGGTGTAATGCCTCAAATAGCTACGCCAGTTGGCTTGTTGTACCCCCACCATATACAAGCCGCGTTAGCTGAGAGCATGACGGTAGACGTGCCAGCAATTCCAGGCAATGCATTACTATATGAATTACTTATACTTGTAACAGTACTACTATTAACCATAGTTATAATACGTACACTAGGACTCGTCGGGACTGTAGTAGGGACCGTGGGCCTCGTTTCGTTGACCGTGGTCGGTGGTTGGTATTTAATTGCATCTAATATACTTATAGATGTAACTTATAGTATATTATCAGCTATACTTATATCAGTACAAGAATTCTATTTACGTTTTAACGAACAATTTAAACTTAGACAATTGATAAAGAAACAGTTTGAACACTACCTAGATCCTAAACAAGTTGCACGACTACAAAACAACCCTGAATTATTAAAACTCGGTGGAGAGAAACGTACGTGTACATTTTTATTCACAGACGTCAGGGGGTTCACGAATCTGTCTGAAAAATTATCTCCTGAAGAAGTAACAAACATAATGAATAAAGCTCTTACCGTACAAGTTGAATGCATCCAGGCGCATGGTGGTATGGTAGACAAGTTCATAGGCGACGCATGTATGGCCATCTTTAACGCCCCCCTCGATATAGATGAACACGAAAAACGTGCCGTCGCCTGTGCCCAGGATATGCGTACGGCAATGAAAGCGCTGCAAAAAGAATTGCCCGAACCGATTGCTATAGGTATAGGTGTTAATACAGGTGAAGCAGTGATCGGTAACATGGGCTCGGACTCTCGTTTTGATTACTCAGCCATAGGAGATGCTGTGAACACGGCCGCACGATTAGAGAGTGCAACTAAAGAAGCTGGTGTAGATATTTTGATTGGAGAAACTACTGCTAAGAAAATGCCTTATGATTTAACCCTACTAGCGCCCATCAAAGTAAAAGGTAAAGCTAAAGCTTTGAAGGTGTATACTATTTAGATGGCAAGAAACTATAAAAAAGAATATGCAAACTACCAAGGCACCCCTGAGCAAAAGAAAAGACGTGCGCAACGTAATAAAATACGTAGACAAATGTTAAAAGCAGGTCGTGTTAGAAAGGGAGATCGAATGGATATACACCATAGAGACGGAAATCCATCAAATAACTCTCCAAGTAATGTAGTTGTGAAGCCTAGGTCAAAAAATAGGTCTTTCTCGAGAAAATGACCTCACAGAATCGCGTCTAACGCATTTTGTTAGGGTAACTAAGGCCTTAGGTCCAACTTTATATAAAATCGTTAGGCGGGCTTGTACGTGCGTCCTCTGCGTTTTCTTCTTTTTCGAGCGTTTTAATGAGCCTTTTTAGGTACCATTCGGCTTTTAAGACATCTTGTAGTCCTTTTTTAGCTTCATAACGCCACATGTACTTTTGAATGTTACCTTTTAAGTAACCTTTGAAAGCGTCGGGTGTCATACTTTCTTCTATTGCCACAATACATTCCACGTTTCCTGTGTTGTAATGCGGAGGTGAGTTCACATAATCAGTCATCTGTTTCTCCTAAACAAAAATTAGTTAATACTTCTATAAATATTTTAAACGGTATCGCTTCTTTTACAAATTGCGCTACTGTAATGTGTGTGGTTGTAAAATCTTCAGTGACGTACACTAGATCCCCAGATGCAAATACTGCGTACGTAAAGACGCCATGTTCTTTCTGGCGAGTAAGCCAAATGCGTTGTTGCTCAGATAAGTTAATTTTTATTTTTGAGTTAAGCTTTGCAGGCAAGTCTTCTTTGTACTTATATTCAATCCAACAATGATTGTTAGGACCTGAGTAGTAAGTGTCCGATACACCTCCGTGGTAAGGATCATTGATCTTCCACCTATAAACTTCCTTAGGTAGTTTTCTGTGGACTTTATTTATGAACTCCTTTTCACGCACATCCTGAGTATAGCACAATCGTGCATGCGACATTAACTGTCGCACGCGGATTGCACGTACTTACCTAGGATTTATTTGCAAATGTTTTATCGTAAAAACCTTTAGCAACATTGTAAGTTTCTTCTTTAAGCCAACCTACGTTAGACACAGCTATGTTCATGAACCTTTGTCCAGATTTGTTAGCTGTTTGTACAGAAGACATTTTCCACAATGAAGAGAATCTGTCTCCACCTAACTTAGCTATCTGAGTATTCCATTCTCTAGATACTTTTAGTTTAGAGATTGAACAGTCAAACAAGAAAGGTATGTCAGATACATCACCTGTTTTCTCATCTACTTTTAGTAGAGTGTGAGTCTGGGTTCTGTTGATGTCATAGTCTTCTACTTTAAGACCTTCATCTTCTAACTTTTGTAAAGCTTCAGTTTGTGTAGGGAATGTACCTAACAAACCGCCACCTTTTTCTAGTTGTTTCCACACAACAAACTCTTCTTTGAAGTGTACGTTAACTAGATAAAGCTCTTTACCGTAGTTTTCTTTTGTTACAGTATTAATGAAGTCACCGACTTTGGCGCCATCAATATACTCGCTGTGGTTTTCATCTACTTCGTTTGACAACTGCTGTAGCTGTTTCAAACGTGGCGTAGACAAATGTTCTGAGCTAATGTTTTCATTACCCAGATTCGTGCCTTTCTTTAAGTGAGCAGGCATTGTGCTCGTTACTATACTTATATCATTAGACATAGAACGTTCTCCTTTTTAATCTAATATTAATATTATGCTGACCTAAAATTAATTCGGGTCAACTCCGTACTTTTAACACCTGGTACATCTATACCTGCTGCTATAAGTTCTCTGTAGGCGGTTGCAGACACACGTTTTTGCAGTAACTCAAACCGATTAGTATCAGTTATGTGCTCGTGCAAAGAATCCCAATCTTCTACAGTTGGCACAATCTCATTTTTAAGTGAGATTGTACAAATATCATTAGAAATCTTGTCGAGACCTTGCTCTTGCATTCTAATAGATATTTGACTTTCTAGTTCGCGTTGTTGTGATTTCAAAAGCTTTTCTTCTGACTGCACAACTTTGATTTGATTACGAACCTTAGCTGTTTCTGCTAATAAATCGTTTAGTTTTTTCATGATACCTCCTTTAAGATATGTAATAGGTTTTCCATACGACCTAACTTAGTGTTAAGTTTTTTGTACACCTCAGGTTCCCAAGTATTTCTAGCTTGGATAAGTATTGTTTCAGTCTTTTGTGTTTGACCTGCTCTATATATACGCTGGTTAAATTGTTGGTAGTGCTCAGCATTGTATGTAGGTGAACACCATATAACCGTATTAGCTTTAGTCAATGTAAGACCGTGGCCCGCTGATTGCGGGTGACAGAACAAGACCTTGATTTGGCCTGCTTGGTATCTTGCTACAATATCACTACGTTTTTCAGCTTTTACTGAACCGTCAATAACTTCGTAACTAATACCTTCTTTCTGTGCTATTTCTACCAGCGCGTCACGTTCGTGCTTCCAGTTGAATGCAACCAGGCTATGCGCACGTTGTGCTACAAGTGTCATAACTATGTCGTAACGTTCTTGGTGTACAAACTGCACCACACCATCTTCGTCGTACACAGCGCCCGTCACAAGTTGTAGTAGTTTTTTGACACGAGCTGCTGCATGCACAGCGTTGACTGTACCTGACTTGGTATACAAGACAGATTCATCTGCTAGAGTTTTATATTGTTTTTGTACGTTAGGCGTTAGCTTTGTGTTAACAGTACGTACAATGTTGTCTGGTAGATCCATGCAATCAGACAAAGCGTAGCGTATCGATATGTCAGAAAGTTTATTTGCTACTGCTTCTTCAATACCAGGCTTATCAATCCATTCATTGGCAAAGCCATTGAACTTAGGTGTACAAGCTTGGTGTCTAAATGCATAGAATCTAGCGCCCAGACGTTCCCCGCCATCTATGAGATAGACGGGGTGCCAGATATCTAGAATAGTATTACTATTAGGAGTACCAGACATGGCAATCCTATTAGTAAAATATGAGATAATTTTGTTGAGATTTTTACTGCGTTTGGCTTCCCTATTTTTAAAAGCGGTAAACTCGTCAATGACGATTGTATCGAACTGCTTACAATACTGTGGATTTTTTTGTAAGAAGTTGACAGCTTCAAAATTAGTGATGACCATTTCGTTTGTATCATCTTCAAATATTTTTGCACGATTTTTTGCATAAGCTACTCCATATTTTATATGAGGTTGGAACTTACTTATGTCCTCCCCCCACGCTGCTTCCAATATTGAAAGTGGCGCCAAGACTAATGTCCTGCCTCCAAGTATAGCATGAGCGTCTAGTACTGCACGTGTTTTGCCAGTGCCAGGGTCAGACGTAATTAAACACTGCTTTGTGTTTACTATGAAATCTGTTGTTGTTTTTTGATGCGCGTAAGGCGCAGGGATATTACTGTTTATCATCTATACTCCACCATTGCGTTCGGTGTTATTTGGGTGAACGCTTATGTTATGTTAATTATATCTAACTTATTCCCCATTCACAATGGGGTTCTTGACCTTTGCCAAAAGAACACCACCTACAGTTGTAATTACTGGGATTAGGTGGAAATTTAGTAGCAGTAGTCATAGTTACTGCTCGCTCATGTAGCTTGGGCATAAAGATCATAGCTTCATCTCTAGTGTACGTCTGCTCCATAGTTGTACCATGATCTAGATACCACATTTCTGTGTTAAGTATTTCTAAATCAGGGTACATGAAGAACGTGCCTATGGCGTAGATGAGCGCTTGTTGGCTGTGCGCGATTTCGTTGCCCATCTGTTTACCCGTCTTATAATCTATAACACGAGCTGAAGTTTCAGACTCATGTACAAGAGCGTCGAGTTTTATACGAGCCCAAGTATCAGGAGCTAGCCAACCTGTTGGTTCCCAGTTAAGTGTGAACCCCCATTCGCCTTCAGTCTCTACTTTAGCTTCTGCAAATAATTCACGTAGTTCTTTGAACTGCTGTTGAAATTTTTTCAGTGCGTCTGGTAGATCTGCTGTTTGATGTCGTACGTATTGTTCTGCCTCATCATGGATACGTGTGCCACGTGCTGCAGCTGGACCGTAGTCTTCTTGTACACGTTTTACTTTAGAGATGTAGGTTCTGTATGCGCAGGACTCGAAGGTTTTTAAGGCCGAGTACGACCATGCTGGTACCAGACCAAGTTCTATATCCTCCGTGACCTCAACCGTTGAGATTAGGTCTGGACGTTTGGGTGATGTTAGATTCTCCATTCTCTAATAAACTTAAATCCCTGTCGTCAAAATGTTCTTTAATTAGTTGTTCTTTTACATTATTGTCTAATTTCCATGTGAGTACAACCCCACGTGGAATGCCAGCTGTACGATCTTTACTAATACGTTTACGTGCTGTTTTAATATTTAATCGTGACATAGCTTTAGAAAAGTCTCTTTGTGACATAGTGTTACGACTGTCAGTAAGAGTGTCATACACAATTTTAAAATGTGCTAATGGTATTATTGTTTCAGTACCAAAACTAGCTATCCATTCTTTTACATATCTTTGTGCCGTACTTACGCCACCAGCATCAAAGGTGTTTGTAAGCGGTATATCTAGTATGTCAGTAAAGTATTCCAGGTTGCGTGTACGAATTGCATTTGCAAATTCTTCAAGAACAGACATAGATACTTCTTTCATTTCTTTCTTCGCGTCATTCTCCAGAGCTGTGTGGGCCATACGTACGTCAACTTTAAATTTGTTTAACACACCTGCAATAATATATAGTTCAGGTTCTAGTGCGTCCAGCTGGTCCAGTAGGTCCGGGTGGGCCACTTCGATCTTTTGTTCTTGTCGTGGTGCTACGTTATATCTTCTGTCGCTGTCTTCTATCTTAACTGCATCTGCTCTGTTAGTAAGAAAGATAAAGTTCGTGAAAGACGGCAGCTCGATCTGATTTGTACGCATTGCTCTGATGGTAAGGTTAGGTTCTGTAATCTGATGTTTTAGTTTGTCGGCCATTTTACCAACAGATCCAGAGTCAGCCATACGAAACTCATCAACTACTAAGAACATAGCTGTTCTCATGTACAAGTTAAACTGTTCTTCTATATTTTCTAAAGCTCGCATTGGTGTTTGTTGTTCACCAAAGAGTGGCTTAAGTATTTTGTGTACAAACAAACCTTTACCAGTGCCCGGTATGCCTGTGAATATCCACGCAGTCATAGTTTTTTTTCGATATTGGTAAATATATGCTAGCCAATTCATAAAATGCTCAAACTCAGGTTTACCATTGCCTAATGCATGCATGATTAGCTTATAAAAATTTGGTGCAATTTTTTGGATCTGAATTGCTTCACCGTACGATAACTCTTTTACGTTTTCTTCACTACGCATCATATAAGGTGTGCGTCTAAATAAATTTACACTGTAAGGAACTGTTTCTAAGTCAATACCTTTGTCACTGCTTGGATCAAATACGACACGAGCATCAGGAACAAAGTCCATGGTAGGACGGCCATGACTTTTAAGAAAGTCATTAACTGAGCTTTTACCGGTGGGCGTGAGCGGGTAGTCATCGTCAAATTGTTGTTTTGTTTCATCATACACTCCGTTGTAATATGTATCTGTAAAGAAATCACGTAAAACTATTGGTTTCTTTTTAGTTTCGTTATCTATCTTGTCTGCAAATATCTCAAAAATACTACGATAGAAGTCTGGGTCTGCTTTTTCTATTTCCCATACAGGTTCACCTTTAAAGTTATACATGTAATGCGGGTTTGTAAGTAAGAAGTAATAACCTCCACTGTCGCCGTTGTTTACATTACAGTTAACAAAAGGTTCGGACACACGTGTGATCTGGATGGTCATCTTGTCTGGGTTTTGCAATACTTCGTGTGCTTCTCCAGCAACATTGACCGTAGTTACTTTACCGACTCTTTTAGGAAGATTGTTTTTCTTCCTTAAATTGTCTTTAATCTGCAAACCAAGGGTGTGTACCTTTTCAGGATTAACACCAATCAAAGACGAGGAGATTTCAAGAACTGGCGAACCACGGTCAATCTTGATGAATCTGTTTTCGGGATAAGGGTCTGCAACGCCAGTAAATTTAGGTGTTGCTATGTATATTAACTTACTATTGTCAGCAACTGATGGGTCAAGTATGTACGAAAGACTTTGACCATTAGCTGATAACTTAATCTGTTCTGCTAAAAAATCAGTTTTATAGTTAATCATACGAATAAAATCTTTTAATGTTTTAGGGTGTACTGGCATATCTAATAGAAAGAATAAATGTAATGACACAGTATCTTTCTTAAAGCCTAAAGACGCACTGGCCTGAGCGATATAACTTACATTATGGAAAACTTCTGGTAGCTGTAAGACAATCTTATCGGCCAGCGCTTGTAGGTCCCCTGGATTAGTTGTATGTAATCCGTCTACATCTAGCACTAACAGCTGCGTAGTGTTCGCACGTTCTGACATAAAGGCTCGTGGTTCGTTGTCCAACGGACGTTTTAAAGATCCTTTGTGCATACATGCACCTTTATCAGCCTGCTCTATTAGTAATTTATATAATTTGTTTAGTCCTTTCTTATCTACAGATATATCAAAATGTTCTGAACTAAAGTCTTTGACTAGTGGATATGGCTTGATGCCGTCTTCTGATATTTCTTTGGACAGGGGTTTCTTAGCGTTTAAAAAAACAACTTCCATAATTAAATCTCCTTTTCTAAGTATACTTCCTCTCTATCTATCCGTACAGATTTGTCTGCCTGGAACCCTAGTTTGCATTGGGTCGGAGAAAGGTTTGTTACCGTTACAGTACAGATTACTCTTCCATCCTGTTGTACGATAATTTTTTCTCCTTTTTTACGAGTGAGTATTAAGTTTTTATTTGTCATATACCTGACTTACGCCTCCTTCAGCATCGAGCGGTAAGTCTTGACACCACTCGGGGGCTGTACGCATCGCATTTATAATTTTATCCATTGTAGCATCTGAATCTTGATCAGAGCCAATGGCTATAATCTCGTCGTGTACTTGTAACACGATGTCGACTTCTGGCATAGCTTGTATTTCTAACATTTGATCGGTAATGACCAGCCTAGCTAGCGCTTGTACGACGTTTTCTGTAACTCTGGGACCGTGTGTACGTATGTAATCACGTTCAGTATTGTATATAAATTGACCAGCTTCGTAACGCAAGTTTGGATAACTTAGAGCCATTCCGTTCGGTAACTCCAGAGCCCTGGACTTGATTGTAAGTGGACCATAACTAAGGCCATAGCCACGTGGGTTAATCATTTGAAACAAGCTGTCTTTCATGCCTGACCAGAGTCTTGGTATGTTTGGGTACATGCCACGATACTGCATTACAATGTTTTTAGCAGTGTCATCTCCTACATCTACAGAAGGTGAACCTGTCTTAAGTGTAGCTTGGAACTTGTCTGCGCCCATGCCATAACCTAAGCCTAAAATAGCTGTTTTACCTACATATCTTTCTAGCTTGTCAGCTTTAGTAATCGTGCGTCCATAGATCTGGGATGCGAATTCACAGTACACATCACGACCAGTACGAAATGCTTCTAGTAAATCATACTCTTTAGATAACCACGCAAGCATACGTGCTTCGATATTAGACAGGTCAGCTATGTACAGTTTTTGTCCTTCAGGGGCCATAAGTGCCGTACGTAACTTTGAACCCCGGGGGAGGTTTTGTAAGTTAATTTTGTCAGCACCACCGAATCTACCTGTGTGTGCGGCATAGTAACGCAGCGGTATACTGAACGTACCGTCAGGGTTGGTAGAGTCTATGAATCGTTGCGCACGTGTTTCTTCTATACGTGACTTAACCATCTCTCTGGCTTCCCACACGTTTTTATGTTCTGGGTACATGTTACACATTTGTATGTAAGCGCTGTCGTTTTTACCGAATGCAGGTATTTGTTTACCTGTTGTTGGGCTTTTCTTTGTAGGTACGACTATACCTAATGATTCTAAATGTTCTTTGAACTTTACTTGTGATGCTAAAACTTCTCGTGTAACACCTGAATCTTCGATGGCTTTTGCTGTGCGCTCTATGATGTCATCTTTGTACGCTATTAGTGATCCGCGGTCCAGCATAAGCTTTGGCTCTACAAACATACGAACAGTTAGATCTATGATCTGCAGCTCTTTGTCCGGGTAGTTAGCCATATAACTCTGGAATAGTCCGTACGTTAAGTCGACGTCCTGGATACAATATCCGCCGATCTGTGCATCGAGCTCTGGATCTAAATCACGTACGCCTTTGGCATTCACAAGTTCTTCACCTTTACGCATTGTTTCGTCGTTTGGAAATTCACGTTTGCACGCATTAGCAAGGCTTGCGGACATGTTCGGATAGAGACCACGGGACATGGCCGCAGTATCGTAATAAAACGCGGGCACACAACCAAAATACTGAGTAAGAATGTACGCGTCAAACAATGTGTTGTGACATACAACGGCAGTATTAGCCCAATCGATTTGTGCGAGTATCTCTGGTGTCTCTTCTTCGTTGTACCATTCTGTTTCACCGTCTTCTACTTTAATACCGACACCCCATACTTTAAAGTCTGGATGGTTAACATATTGTACGGTACTCATTTTAGTGAGCGACAGTTGTACGTCGTAGTACGTTTCAAAGTCTAAGTAAATTTTTTGCATATCCACTCCCATGCTTTTTTAAGGTCAGCATTAAGACTTTCTAACATCTTTGCTATATTATTTAGTTCTTCTTTCATTTTTTCTCCTTTCTCTTATCCACAGAAACATGAATAACAGTATTAAAGCGGGTTGTAATATTACAAATATGTATATATTAGCGGCATAATAGCCCCAACCTGTAAAATCTCCGATAACTTCTAGTACGTGTACGCACCAAAAAAAGAATTCTTCCATTATTGTTTACCCCACTCTTCTATATATTTTTCAGCAATCATGCCTTTACGTACAAGCACTTGAACTTTGTCCCAGGCTTGTTGTATGTCGTCAGTTGGTTCGTCTGCCCAATTACATTCTCTAGTTACTACGTCATCCATAATTTGTAGAGCTTCGTCTGTCGACATTTTTTCTGATGAATCAAGTATTTCCCAAGTCATTTGTCGACCTCCGATAGTGATTCGTGGCACTGCACAATCATCTGCTTGATGAGTACGCCCGTACCTACCCCGTAGAATTTCTTCAGGGCTGTAAGTTTCTTTTTGGTATCTGGGTCAATTCTGAATTGAACGCCAGTAGTGTTTGCTTTTTTGGTTGTTATATTTAATTTCATAGTTCCTCCTTGAACTTAGTCATTTTCATACACCAGTCTTCGTACTCGCTGCGCTTTGCACGTTCCCAGCCTATTTGTTTACTTGTATACATACTGTAAGCAGTAGATATTTTTACATACTTCCATTGTATATACGGCAAGTCGTCAGGATCGTTGTAAGTGTACGGATGTATAGGGTTACGTTTTACATAAACGTGGGTTGGGGGCATCTAATTACTCCGTTAATTAAACTTGACAAAATCCATTCTTGTCTTTATGACTATAGATATTACCTAATAATGGGTGATAACACAACTGGAGATATATTATGGCAACTTTTACAAGTGACATGGTAGCTGGTAATCAATCATTCAAACCTTTCCCAAGTGGAGCGGTTGGTGTTAGATATGCCAAGATAAACATCACTGCAGCTGTTAACGCAGGCGACATCTATAAAATGGTAGACGTATTTGCTGGCGAAACATTGCATGACGTTAAAATTAAATCTAGTGATCTTGATACAGGCTCAGGTCTTGTTTGGGGTGTTGGTGATGGCAGTGATACTGATAAGTACATTGCAGCTTCTAACATTGGACAAGCTGGTGGCGTGGATCATGCAGATGCTGACTTAGCACCTGTGACTTACTCTGCAGACGATACAATTGATATCATCTGTGAAGTAGCTCCTGCTGGTGACGTAGCTTCTGGTACGCTAGAAATGTGGATTTACGTATCGTAAACCAAAGCGCATAGCCCAAGCCGGGACACCGAGTCTTGGGCTATACTAATGCCACTCCTTGGCATGTTCAAAAGCGACGGTTCAATGTGCATTCGGGGCGCGACCCCAGTAGACTATTCGATTACGCACTCTAGTCTGGGAGGTTTCTGGTGCAACCGTCTATCCCGCAGGAAATTCAATGACTCTCTATCTCCACACACGTTCGCTAGTAGGCGGCAAGTTTTAAACTAGTTATAGCGCGCTGTGCCTCGGTCGGGTGGCTCTTCCTCAAGAGAGTCAAACTGTTAATGTATTACTGGACCTTGCATATGTCCTTCTGCAACAAACTGTTCCCAGTCGCCTTGAAAGCCACAAGCAAGTAATATACATAATTTTACATCTTCTTCGCTTAGATGATGCTTAGTAGATGCGGCTTCGATGCCAATATCCATAGCTTCTTCGCCTACATCCATCATAGCTGATTTAAGTCTGCCCATATTCGTCCCTCGGATAATATTCTGAAAACTTCATTTTAGCTTCAGAGTCTGTTAGTTGACGTTCGTCATATTTTTTACGCTCCCAGTAAACAGCGTCTATCCAGCTAGATCTGTTTACTTCGTAAGATTTAGTAGGATCATATTCCCACTGTTGTTCTTGCATAAGCTCAGTCATTAGTCATCCCCCAATAGTTTATTAGTTAATATTACCTCATTCATCTGTTCTTTCAACTCGTTAGGAATGATTTGGTCTGGAGTCATACGATTAGCTTGACTAGGCTTTTTCTTAGTTAACATACGTTGCATATACTCTTCTGGTACTAAACCTTTACCACCAGGCCATTCATCAATGAATCTTTTTAACGTAGTAATTTTAGATATATATTCTTTAAATGTTTCTACGTCTGTATTAACTTTGACTTCTATTTCGCCTATTGGTGATAACTGTTTACAAAGTTCAGGATCACTAACGATAATAGCTGTACCGTCTACATGCGGAGCATAACGTTTTTGTTGCCAACCTCTGTGGTACTCAATGTTGAGTTTTGTTGGTGCATAATAAGGATGCAACTCTGTCAGTTGTACGGGTACGTCGCCTTCAAGCCAGTTGTCAGAAGGCTCGTGCATTTTATCTTGTTGGTAATCATCTTTGTATTCCGTATGCCATTTAGTTATGTAGTGACCATTATCAGTAATTGGTCTATCTGGATTACATATAAGACCTAACGTAGTAGTAGGGTTTACAATGTATTCACATACTTTGTCATTGCCATAATAGCTTTGACCGTTATATCTAGTTTTAATCATACCAATGGTATCTTTATAATCATCTTGCAGTTTACACAGTGCTGCGAACTCAGGATCGTTGTCCGTGATTCCTTGTACAATTGTGTCTATTGCTGGCTGTACGTTATGCGATTTACGATACGCAGCGTATAGCTGTTTTTGATAATTTTCTGTTATTTGGTCACGTAATGTTTGTGACATTTGTACACTAGCCATTATTTTTTCTCCATTGTGGTTCAACTTTACGCCAGCCTGACTTAACAGCTGGAACTTTAAAGTTGAAAGGTTTAGTAAATAATACTTTATCTACTTTTTTAACTTCTAATACTTCGTGTGTCACAGTTTTCTTGAGTATAAACAAGACAACAGAAGCACATAAACCGCCTACCATGGCGGCAGCCATACCGCTGAATGTGCCGTAAAAGCACACCATCAACGTAACCGTGATAAGTACGTCAACGAACACGTCGTTGCCAATAGTCTTACGCCCGCCTGCTTTAAGCGCTAGCAAAAGCAGACCTAGCGCGGACATTATGCCTACTAGTAACATCGTTCCTCCTTTGCCAGGCTAGAAAAGCCATGTATGCAAACTGAATAAGTTCTATAAGAATCCATAACGCTGTGGTTATGGTACCGACTACATTTGTCATTAGATTAACCTCCATAATAAATAAAAAATACACCCGAGGCCGACTCCGACACCGAGCAAGATAAACGAGTAATGAATACTCGTAGCAAGACCGAATAATAGAAACAATATTGCTGTGCCGGTCAACACAGACACGCCGAACTCTTGAGCGTATTGCTTACATTTTGATAACTTCTCCATAGGGAGCCTCCTCTGCATTAGTTGATATAAATAACACTGGATAGTGCGGTTTGTCTCCAAAGTCTTCTTGACTAACTTCTAGGTCAGTAAGATACACAAGAGCAGCAACATTAGGATGATGCTCATTGACATGATCTATTACTGGACTTATAAGCGTACCACCACGACCTTGGTATGTAACTTTAAGTGGTAGCGACTCACGCGTATACTCGCATGTGTCTTGTATTTCATAGTCACATTGTATGAACTGTACTCGCTCAGGGTTGAGCTCGTGCAGAATGTACGAAGTTTCTGTGGTAAACTGTGTCAACTCGTCGTCTGATATAGAGCCAGACGTATCTACCGCAATCGCAATCTCTTCGAGACATGGATTATGGAGACTAGGCAGATACATACCTTGGCCAATGAATCGTCTGTTAGGACGAGTCCATGTAAAATCAGATTTGTTGTTAGCTCGTAAGAACCTAGCTAACACAGCTTTCCAGTCAACTTTTGGATCTGTAATGTCTGTTACTAACGATTGCATGTTCGCGGACAATTTGCCTTGAGCTTTGGCAGCTTCTGCTGCTTGATTGACTGCTACTTGCAGGTCAGCTTCGATAGCACTTTTTGTACCGTTTGTGCCGTCAGAATCGGGATGATCCAGCACGCCACCGCAACCACCGCTATCTTTGTACACTGCGTCCCAGCCCTGAGGAGGTTCAGGTAGCATGTTGTAGATAGCTTCTGTTGCCATGTTGATGTACTGGTCATCCACCAGACCGCCTTTCGGCAGAATAAAACCTTCTGCAATAAGATGATTGTTAATAGCGTAGTCAGCTGCAACGTTCCACTTGTGGCCGTTGCGTTCTTGTCTACGCGTGTGATGCATAAGAACCAGGTGCATAACTTCGTGCGCCAGGAAACCTACACGTTCCATTTCTGTTAGCTTTTCAAACCACTTTGGGTTGTAGAAC